TATGTCTGGTATTTTAGTTAAATCTGTATTGTCTTGCCAACTCTGCCATTGGTCATCAATTGACATATCTTTATTCCACGAATATCCCATAATTATATAATATACTAAAATTTAAAAAATGTCAAGGTTACATGGATATTTCGTGTTCATCTTCACCTATCATACCCCTAAAATATACATTAAAAGCTAGAGAATATCTATCTTCTTTTGTATTATTACGTGTTATAGCATGTTGCAACCAACTAGGAAATATCACTAACATTCCTTGACTAGGTGTTACTTTGTAATTATCACAATTCACCATATTAATTTCTGAATAATCCATATGAAACATTGTACTAAAAGGCATAGAAGCTGTCATTGGTCTATTGAAACTTATATCACCTGATTCTGGTGGTGTATTCATATAATAAACACCACTTAATATTGAGTTACCATGTATATGACTTTGCCCCCAATCATTTGGTTCATGTATATTAATCCATGAATTTAGTATATCAATCTTAGCATTTGTTTTTACTTTATAATAACCATAACAATATCTTTCAACGTTTTCAATAATTGATGTTTTTAATTCTTTTAATTTTTTATGATTTAAAACATACTTGTCTTTAGTATACCAACCATTATCAGATTCCATTCTTTCGTATTTGAACTCTTTAGCTGCGTTCATATACTCTGGTTTTACATCTATATGATCTTCGTATAATACTGTTGGAAATAAATTATGTATTTTGTACTGAGGCATTGTTTTTGTTCCATCTTTCAAACTCTTTCTTAGCTTTTGCAAATGCTCTATCTACCTTTAATTTACTTGCATGTTCTAAAAAAGTTCTTCCCAATATATGGTCATATTCATGTTGGAATATTCTACTCATTAGTCCGTCTAAATGGCCTTCTTGTAAGTTGCCATCAACGTCTTCATATTTAACAACTACTTTACGTGGTCGTTTAATGTTTAAAAAAACAAATGGATAAGTTAGACAACCCTCTTTCATCATAACTTTATCCTCACTAGATGAAATAATCATAGGATTAAAACAATCTAATCTCATACCCTTTTCTATCTCAGGATGTCCACCTAAAACAAAGAAGTTAAAAGGTAAACCAACTTGATTACAAGTTAGGCCTATACCACCACTTTTTTGCATTGTATTAAACATAGCGTCAGCTAGTTCTTTTCTGTTTTCAAATCCTTCATCTTTTAACATCTCATCATTAAAAGGTGCGATTGCATTTTTGACTCTTACATCTGTCGGTGGTATTAGTTTTAGTTCTTTCATACGTCCTCTGTATAATTAATATTTATATTTGTTCTAAAAAGTTTATCTGTTTGTGTAACCGTTTGATGTATAATATGGGCGTCAAATATTACAGCTCTGTTTCTTTTACTTTCTATTTTTTGTCCGTCATTAAATTCTGTATAACCATTACTATCTTCTATGTAATATAATAAAGTCTTATGTTCTTCATCATCCATAATATCCTGATGAAATCCTAAACCTCTATTTGTATCTGTCTTACAAAATAAATTAACTCTTGCTCTTACTATTTTAATTGGTTTCTTTAAATTTGTCAATAGTGGTTCGATTATTCTAAAATAATGACTATTTTCGTTGCCATAATCCACTATAGTATGCATAAACTGAAAATCATTTGGTGCTGATTCTTTGTTTACATTTTTTATCAAGTACCAAGGAAAGTGTGTATTATCTACTTTTCTTTCTATATACTTAGCTAAGTTTTCATCTAAGAAATTATCTATAACTTCAATCTGGTGTTGCACTCTGTATCACCTATTGTTCCTTTCATCCACGTATTAAACGCCAAACTAATTCTTACTTTATCATCTTCGTTACTCAATACACTATGATTTAGTAAAGAAGGAAATAAGAATAACTTACCAGGACTTACCTGTATATCATACTGACTAGAATTATAGGGAGTATATTCACTATAATTAAAATCAAATTGTGGAAAGTAATGATCTTTCCTTTCAAATCTTATTGGTGTTGTACCCTCTACATAGAATACACCAGATATAACACTATTTCTATGATTGTGTGAATGATGAAATGATTTTTTACTATTATAATTCAACCAGCTTTGAGTTATACCAAAAAATACTTCATCTTGTATTTTTAAAACCTCTGTTTTGTATAGTTCTATTTGATCTAATATCCAATCTTTTAAATCTGGAAACTGTTCTAATATATAAGAGTTCTTTGATGTTGTATTACCACCTTCATTTGGATAAGTTTCTTGTGTATTGATATGAAACAAATCTTCCTCTGGTAAATTATATGAATCACCACTTATATAAACAGGTGTGCCGAATAATAAATGTACTTCGTTATGCATTTTGTAACCTTGTAAAGTTTTTATATTTTTCAAACTTAACTACATTTTTAAATTTGTCAAATAGTATATCTCCCTTATGTGATATAATAAAGATGTTTTCTTTTTCTAAAGAATTTATAATCTTAAAAAAGTCATCTGTTCCTTGACCATCTAAACTACTATCAAATATTTCATCAAGTACTAATAGGTTGGTATTTGTACTATTCTTCAATCTTGCAATATCTCTCCAAGTAAATAACAATGCAAGGTCTATTCTCATTTTTTCACCCTCACTAAAGTTATTATAATTAAATGTATCTCTAAATCTACTTTTTACTGTTTCGTTAAACTCTTCATCTAAATTAAAAGATATAAAGAAGTCCATAGCTTGTAAATATTTGTTAATTAAATTATTCATTATAGGTACGTATTTCTTTATAATTTTAGATTTAGCACCTTTGTCGTTTAGTATCTCACGTAATATATCTACATAACCTTTTTCTTCTTTTACTTTTTCTAAGTTTTGTTCTTCTTCTTTTAGTGATACCATCATTTGTTCTAATTCTTTATTAATACTATCAGTATCTACTTTACTTCTATTTACTAGTTTTAGTTCTTCTTGTATGTGGTCACTCTGAGCTTTGATACCTTCTAATGATGTTTTAATTCTAGTAACATCCATATTCATATCTTGTATCTTTTTTGATATAACACCAAACTCAGATAGTTTAGTTTCATGTTTAGATATTTCTTCTAATAGTTTTTCATAACCACCTTGTAGTTCATTTACCTTTTTTTCAGTATGTGAACACTTATCTTGTTTAAACTCTTCATCAATATGCTGTGTGCATACAGGACAAGTATCATTCTCTTTAAAAAATGCCAATGTCTTTTTATGTGATTTAATATTATTATCTATTTTTGCTTCTAACTTTTCTAATTTAGATAGATTGGTTTTTGTTTTAGGTTCATCTACTAGTTGATTTGTAGCTACGGCAATCTCTTCATTGATCTTTTGTAGTTTTGTTTCAAATTCTGCACTTTTTCTAGTGTTTTCCTCTAGTTTATTTTGCTTAACCGTCTGGTTGTCGTTTCCTTGCGCTTCCAATGACTTTAGATACTTTGCTTCAGTTTCGTATTTGGTACGTATCAAATCGCATTGGTGACGTACCTCCGTTAACTTTTTCTGTAGATCACTCTGTTGGGAACGTAATATTAAGTCCATAAGACCAAAAACTCTAATATCAAGTATTTCTTCAACAACTTCTCGTCTATAACGTGGTTTCATCTTCATAAAAGGTTCGTATGATGAAGAACCTAGTATTACGACCTGAATAAATGATCTATAATTTAGTTTCATTATATTTTGTTCTAAGTATTTTTGATAATCTATATTATTAGCTTCTTGGTTGATAAGTTCACCATTACAAAATATTTCAAATATATTTGGTTTGATACCTCTTCGTATTTGATATTGTTTGGTACCTACATCAAAAAATACTTCAACCATAGCGTCACCATTGTTAATAGTATTGACCATTTGTTCTTTCTTAATTATTCTAAATGGTTTGTTAAATAGAACAAAACATAATGCGTCTAATAGTGTTGACTTACCACTTCCATTATTACCTACAATTAGAGTTGTTTGAGCTTTATTAAAATCTACTTCAATAGGTGTATTACCTGTTGATAGAAAATTTTTATATTTTATCTTTTTAAATACTATCATTTCTATACTCTAAGTTGCCTGACATTGATACTCTTGTTACATCTGATTTAAAAGGATAAACCATGTGTCTTAAATGTGTTGGAAAGATATAAAACTCTCCTGTTTTAGGTAATCTGTTATTGTTTATAATAACATCTCTACTGCTACCTTCTCCCCATAAAAAAGAAATAGCACCTGGACCAGCAGATTTATCGTTATTTTTATATAATCTATTTTCTTCTTCTAATTCTTTTGGTACATCTAAGTAAAGTACAAAAGATAAATCTGCTGTATGAGTATGTACTGGATTAAAATTATTAGGTCCCATGTAATTAATCCACAAACTTTCTAAATGTAAATGATCTGCCATCTTTACTGAAAAATGTTGTTCAGCAGTTATTAAATACTCGTCCCAATACTTTCTAGTTTGTTCTATAAAATAACGTTTATCTTCTTTTGTAAAATAAAATTCAGTATTAAAATGACCAGCTAAATGATCGTGTGCAGGTTCTTTGGTAAGATCACCTCTACGTAGCATTTCATCAACAAGAACTTTATCTACGTTAAAGATACCTACTAAAGGACCCCAATGAAAATACTCCATTACTCACTTGCCTCCGTATATAACTCTTTTGCAAACTTCTTTAGTTTTTCTTTATCAACGTCTGCTTGTATTTGGTCAATATAGTTACCTAAAAAGGTCAAAGTATCTTCGCCATGGTCTAATATATCTTCTCGTACACTTGTGGTTAAATCACTTGGTGCATCCACAATCTGTAATTCGTGTACATTAATAGTATTGTAAAATCTTTCTAATAAGTTATTGTACATATCATCATCTGTTTTATTTTGTACAAATATCTTAACAAAACAATTATCATATTCTGATAAATCTATAGCTGTGTAGTTTTTATCAACATCATCATAGTAAAACTTTTTAAACATTCTTAAAGGATTAGATACTCTTTCTAGTTCTCTTGTTTCTGTATCAAAGATATGAAAACCTTTAGGACATCTATAATCTGACCATGTAATCTCGTATTGTGTACCCAAATAATAGATACGACCATCATCTGATTTTTTATGAAAGTGACCAGATAATACTTTTTCAAACTTTGTAAATTGATCTTTTTCTAAACCATGGTCATTAAATACGCCTTTATGCATTTCAAAACCTTTTACTTCTAAATGCCCCATAACTATTTCAGCTGATGTTTGGTCAATAGATAATAAACTATCTTCTAAATTATCATCACAAATCCACGGTAGGAATAATATATCTAAACCACCAATGGTTACATCTGTCGCAGCTGTGTAAATCTTAGCGTCTTTACTAATATTTAAATTTTGCAATGCGTTTACTTCATTTGTGTTTTTATAGTAAGTATCGTGGTTACCTATAATAATATGTGTATCAATACCTAGTTCTTCTAATCTATTCCAAAATACTTTCTTAAAATTGTGTGCTGTGTTATGATTAATAAATTTTCTTCTATCAACAACATCACCTAAATGCACTAAAGTTTTGATATTGTTTTCTATTAAATATGGAAAAAAGGTATCATTATAAAATTTATTTTGATATTCTATAAATGCAGGACTATCGTTTCTGCAACCAAAATGTGTGTCGTTTAATAAAGCTATCTTCATAATTCTAAATAAAAATTACAACTAATACTAATTCTAGGATTAGCTGTTAAATTAGGTTCTACTCTATGTGTTAAATAAGAAGGAAATACAATTAACTTACCTGTTTGTGGAACGCATTGATAAGTAAATGTACTTGCTGGATTGGTTAAGTTTTCTAAATAAATCTCATCATTATACATTGTGCGTTTTACTTTTGGATCTAAGAACGTTATATTACCTGAGTCATCATCAGCTTGTACATAATAAACACACGACCAAATACAATGCGGATGTTCATGTGGATTATTATAATCTTTAAAACGATTGACATTAGCCCAACCGTTATCCATAATTACTTTAACAGATTTTTTATAAGGCAATGAGTTACAAATATCTACAACAGCTAAAGCAATTGCTTCTTTTACTTCTTCAGCATGTTCAGACTTTATAAACTCATCATCACTTTGCCAACCACCAACATTTGATAGATTGGTAGAATCTGTTTCTTTTTCTAGTAGTAATATATGTTGTGCAAGTTCTTTATTATTTACATCTAACTTGGTCTCATATATTTCACTAGGAAATATAAATGTTCTATTCATCACATAAAGTATTCTAAAGTACTTTTTGTTTTCCTTGGTTTTCTTTTCTTCTTTTCTTTTTTAGCAGGTTCATCTACAATAGTATTCTTTTGTAAAAATTCTGTAAATTGATTTTTAAATTCTCTATCTTCACCAGGTTGTAATGTCATATCATCATAGTTTGCTTCTGTTATTAGTTTTTGTTTGATTGTTACTTGTTTTTTTTCTTTCTGTATTCTTCTAATAAAAGCAAAATAAATGATTTGTGTAAAATAAGCAAATGGATTATTTGATTTCGTTGGATTGAAATTGTCTAAGTATTGTAAACAGTTCTCAATACCATCGGAAATCATATCATCTCTAAAAGTATAATTTATAAAATTTGGTCTGTATGATAAATGATTTGCAATTTTTAAAAAACATTCACCGATATAATCTGTAACAGGTGGTTTTTCTTCTTTAGCTCTTTTAGCCTTGTTAACAGATTTTCGATATAGAATCATTGCTTGTAGAAATTTTTTATTATCTACGTAATGTTCCGGTTTCTTTTTTGTTTGTGCCATAATATCTCCAATATACTATAAGTTGTCTAAATTGTCAATGCCAAGTTGATCTAATTCTTTATTTTTTGCTACACTAAAAGAGGTGTTAAATGAGATAATAGTCTTTCTCAAATTCTGTTCCGATGGATATGATTTATGTAACATGCCAGCTGGAAAAGTTAATATATCTCCCTCTTGTACTTCAATGTCTTTGATTAATTTTTTATCTACCACGTCAAATATCTGTGTTTTCATACGTGTATCTGGTAGTTCTAAGTAATATACGTTGGTATAATTACTATCTGGATGAGTATGCCATTCGTGTTTATCTGATTGATTATATTGTTGGAACCATGCATTTATAATTTGCCAGTTCTCGCAATGTAAAAACTCTGCCATTTCATGCATATATGGTACTATATTACCAAAGAATATATCTAAGTATTCACGTTTATGTTCACGTGGTAAATCCCAATCTGAGTTGGAAATAATGTCTTTATTAGTATTTTTAGAAATTACAGGAAGCTCACTTATGCATTGTAAAATCTTATCTTTTATTTCATTATGATTATCTAACTTTTTGATAATATAAAAACTATTAATTTTTTCTATTTTCATTTCAATCCACTATTGACATTCATGCCAAAATACATATAATAGGGGGTGTCCCCGGTTGATGAGAGATACCTTAGCTGCTAGTGTACAGTCTTCTTAATATCTCTGAACTCATCAAATATTTCGTTATACTCTTCATTTTTATCATCTGACATTCTTTCTTGTGAGTATATCTTATCATTCTTTTGTTTCTCTTCTAATTTAGAATAACTGACACTTACTACGTTATATGATTTAGACATTTCATTAGAAGCATTTGTTATAGTTAATATCTTATCTTTAGGGATAGATACAATTTCATCATGTGTATAGTTTGTCCACCTTATCAAAGCTACATAATCTTTAAGACCACCATCAGTAAACTGTGGTACATATTTAATTTGTAAGGGTTTGCTTAATCTCAGGAACGGCGATTTATCACCTAATTGTTCTTTAGGTAAAATAGTAACTATATCGTCACCGTTCATTAACTTTACAATCTTTACGCCGTCTGTTATTTTACTTTTATCCATATAACTATTTATTTAAGTTCAACGCTGTGGATTTCATAATTAAACTCTTCTCCACCGTATATCTTTATTCTTTCTCTAAAATGTGCCAATGTATAGTTCTCTTTCTCGTTGTATGATAAATCATCTGCAATATCATATAAAGTTGCATGTGAATTATTATCCTTTAATCTTAATCCCCTACCAATACTTTGTAAATTTCTAATTCTGGATTTGCTAGGTGAAGAAAAAATAATGTTATGCAAGTTGCGAATATTAATACCAGTACTGAAAGTACCGTAAGACGCAATGATAATAGCATTATCTGATTTTTCAGTAATTGATCTGATTTTTTCTCTTTCATCTGTTTCAATACCTCCGTGTACATAAAATACTTGTTTGTCTGTAGCTTTATCTTTTATCATATTATATAGTACTTCTCCATGTTTCTCTACATACTGAAACAAACATAGAGTATTACCTTGTAAATTGGATGCCAAGTTACGTATAAACTTATTTCTTTTTTCATTAGATACCAAAAAGTCCATTTCTTCCTGGTAGTTCTTATCTTTTAAAAAGTTTCTAGCTGTGTCATCATATTCTAATATTAAACACATTATTTTTAAATCTGCAAGTTGTTTGTTTTCTTGTAACTGACTTGTAGATACAACTTTATTGACTGTACCAAACAGTCCTTCTAAAACTAATTTATGAGTTTTTGTACCATCTAAAGTACCTGTAAGACCTACTTTATATTTACATTTATCTAATTTTGTTAATATCTTTGTTAATGATACAGCTTTAAATAGGTGTGCTTCGTCACCTATTATCATACCATATTGTTCAAACCACTTTTTAGGTTGATTATATATTGATTGCCATGTTGATATGACAACTCTTTTGTTTGTATCTTTACCATGTCCTTGATATATTCTATGTACGTTTCTATCACTATTATAACCATAGTCTTTAAAATCTTTAAATAATTGTTCTACCAAAGATGTTGTAGGCACAATAATTAATACTTTATTATTTTTCTTTTCTTTTAATCTAAGTAAATTATAGATCAATATTAAGTAAACAATAAGTGATTTACCTGAAGCTGTTGGCGATAGTAATAAAGTTCTATCTTTTTTTACTGCATGTATAAACGCTTCTCGTTGATAATCTCTTATTTCTATCTTTGGTATTTTTAATGCTTTTAGAAACTTATCAATATACTTTTCATCCATATCATTATCTTTTATTTTAGTACCATCTACAATTTGCACTTTGTTTTCATTACACCAATTAACAATATAAGGATATAAACCCACATATATTTGACCAGTTGCATAAGAAAATAATCTTATCTTTCCGTCCCATACTCTATTTCTATATTGAGGCATAAACTTAAAACCAGGTACTTCAAATGTAAAGTACTCGCCAAGTTCTCTTCTAATGTCAGCGTCAGCTTCTATTTTAAGATATACTTCGTCTTTTTTATCTATGATTAAATATCTTGTTGTCGTCATAAAATTATTTAGAGCGATACGAACCAGGCAATCCTACGTATGGTCTATTATCAAATTTGTTTTCCAATTCACTATTATAGTGTAAAAATACTTGAGCATGATTGTTACCAATATATGGTAAACGCCAATGTTCTATATCACAACCTCTATAAATGATACCGTCTCCAGGTTTCATAAAGACTTCTTTATCTTCTCCATGTGTATGCACCCACATAGGCCAGTTCCATTCTTGTTGATCTTTAGGTAAATTCATTATATCGTATCCTAAACATAATGTCATACTTATTTCACAACTTGGTCTATCTTTATGTCTAACTAATTCTGTACCTGTTGTATATAATCTGTGATACGAATATGTTTCAGTTAGTTTTAATTCTGTCATTACCTCTAATTGTGGTTTGATATAACACATTAAAGTATCAAAAGTAGGATCACCATACTTACTAAAATCACCAGGAGCTTGTGCGTCATCAAATATTCCATGAAACTCCCTTAATATAGGGTCGTTCATATCTTTATCCATATTTTCTAATACAGATAATCTATATGCATTTTGTTTAACATATTGATATAGAAAGTGTGCCATCTTTGGCGATATGATACCTTCAATAGGTAAATAACTATATGCTTTAAAAAATTCTACTGATCTCATTATTTAAACGGCCTTCCATACATCCACAATACAAGTGAATATCTAATACCATGTGTAATTGGTGTTACACAATGATACTTATAACTTGGGAAAACAATAACTGTTCCAGGTTGTTTTGCTTCTTCTATTATTAATTCTTTACTATCGTATTTTGTTTGGTGTTCGTCTAAAGAAAATTTAAGATCACCACCCATATATTCATCACCACTATTTAAGTTTACTGTAACAGATAGTTTTCTTATTTTACCAACTCTATCAGCTGATTTAGTATGTGTAAATCTACCCTTTTCTTCATTCGGTATTACACCAGGAATATCTCTTTTTAATTTAGCAAAGTGATCTGAACCACCATCTGGATGCCAACCATAAAAACCACCAGGTCGATACGTTGTAAATTGTATGTCATCATAACTATCAATATCGTATCTCCAACCTGCGTCAAAGTTTGCTTGATTTACATGGTCTATAATTGTAGAATATATCCAATCATATTTGTTTCTGTTTAACCAAGTAATTTCACTATCTCGTATATAAGTTTTTTTGTAAATGTTTTCTTCGGTTAAACCAAACTCTTTTTTAGCTTGTTGTAAAGTTCTATCACCTAGAGCTAAACGTACATCATCATCTGTTTTTTCTGAATTACCACCAGTAAGACCTGTTACATCTACACCTTTATTCTTCTCTTGTTCTATTTGTGATCTGCCTATTTCAATAATATCTGAACAGACTTTTTCGTCAATAGAGCCACGAAATATCCAGTAATCGTACTTGGTATACATTAGATCGCACCACTAGTAAACTTTCGCCAATCAATTGCATTTTTTATAGCAAATGTTCTATTGGTAATTTGACGTAAAGTTCTATCTAAGAAATCTATTACTGTTGTTAAGTATTCTACTTTTTGAGTTAGTCTTTGTATTTCTTCATCAGCATTTAAATATTTGTCAATATCTGTTTTTAATATTTTTAGATCAAATGGTTTTTGTGCATACACAGAAGCATCAGCTTTACCTGTATAATATTCCCACTTATCACGTCTTAAAGTATTTAATTCTGCTTGAGATTTTGTAAGAAGTAATTTAAATTTGTTTAGGTGCTTTAAATATTTGTTGTGTAATTGGGGTGTTTTTAAAGCTTCAATATCCAACTCTGAATCATTGATTTTTAAATCTTTATCAGCCAATTCCTGTAATTGTTCTATATCCATAATATCCTCATTATATCACAAAACCTTTAAAATGTAAAGGTTATTATGATGTAGTTAAACTAGTTGTTGAGGCATTTACACTTGCAAAGTTGTAAATTTTATAGCCAAATACCACACTAGCTGTTAAATAATCCACGTCTGTAGGTTGTTGATCGTAATTAAGACCAGTAATACTAATTGGATATAAGTCTGAAAATCTTACTTCCAATATAGAATTGTTTTTACTTGTCAATACGGTTAACGTTGCGTCTGAAAAAGTACCACCATCTTTAGCAGTACCATATTTTGTTTTACCAATAGTTTCTAAACTAGGCACGTCTGAACCAGGAAATCTATCTGCACCAGAAGCTAATACACCTCTGTAATCGGCATAACTATCTGAAAATCCTAGACCTCTAATCCAACCATGTATCTCTTGCCAGTTTTCTAAATTTTCATCTACCATAAACGTCATGTTTAATGGGTCATATGAAAGTTTATCTCCTGGTAGAGGTATATTTTTAAGTGGTGTTGCCATTTCAGCAGTACCTAATGTAATACCAGGTATGTTTACGGCCGTGCAAAAATACTCAACTTTAGGCAGTTTTAATATATTAAATTTAAACTGCGTTGGACTTGCATAGTCCAAATTTGTTGGTTGACGTGAAAAACTATTTGTAGTTGTCATACTTATATTTATCCATCAAATAGGCATAAAAAAAGGGGAAGATTTTTCAACCCTCCCCTTCTTAAAATTGGTTGTAATACCAAACTTATATTACATTAAGTTCGCAACTTGAACTCTTCTGTAGTATCTGTTTGAGTTAGCAGAACCTGAACCGTTGATTACAGCTGCGTCACCAGTACCTGCTTCAGCAAATGGGTTTGCTTGTAAGCCGTATCTAGTTTTGAAACCGATCTTCGGTTGGAAAGTGTCTTGTCCAACTGCTCTCACCATTTGTAGTGGAACATATGGGCAATAGAACATACCAGCGTCATAAGGTGAAGTACCTTTATAACCAACTACGAAGTATTGCTTCGAAGTGTTGTTTGCTGAATATGGATCAATGTACACTTTAAATCTACCATTTAGAACACCTGCAAAAGTATTACCTGTGTCATCTACGTTTAGATTGTTGTTTAACGCTGGAGCGTAATCTAAAACACCTGCCATTTGTAAAGCACTTGCAACATCTGAAGAACAGATAATGATGTTACCTTTTCCTCTTCGTGTTCTTTGTGCGATAGCATTTGCTTCTCTCTCAACTTGGAACATTAAACCTTTAAATCTTTCAACAGACCATCTACCGTTTGAGTCAGTATCTAAGTCAAAGATTCCTTCAGTTGTTGTGTTCACAGTACCAGTATTTGCACTAGCACCTTTTTCAGCGTTGATGTAGATTGTTCTTACAACTTCTCTGTTGATCTCTGCAAGGATCTCAGCAGAAAGGATGTTCGCCAATTCTGTTTCAGCGTCTAAACCATGGATTGCTTTTAAGTCTTGTGCAAGTTCCATTGTGTACTCAGCTTTAAGAGCTCTTGACTTAGCTGTTACTGTTGACTTCTCAATTGAGAATGCCATTTCAGCAAAAGCGTTACCAGCTGCGTCACCTAGTGCTTCAGCAGCGGCTGTAGTCATACCAGTACCACTTGTGTATGTTCCTGGAGAACCATCGTTAAGTACAGCTGGGTTAGTACCTGAGTCAGCAGTTGATGAATAACCATCTACACTTGAACCAGCTGCATTTCTACCAGAGAAATCAGTATCAGCTGCGTCAAATAATGCTTCAGTACCAGACTGTGTTGAGTATCTACTTCTCATTGCGAAGATAAGTCCTGTTGGACCTGTCATTGGCTGAACGCCAGCAATGTCGTAAGCGATAAGATTAGGCATAGCTCTTCTAACTAATGAGATCAAAATTGGATCCCAATTGTTAACACCAGAGCCAGTTGCGTTTGTAGGCGCAGCTTCTGTCATAAAAGCAGCGTCTTCTTTTTGTGCTCTTTCTTGGTTTTCCAAGATAACACTTGTAACGGCACGTCTATATGAATCAGTAATTTTTGGTAAATCACCGTGTTCTAAGACTGGCTGCCATTTTTTTTCGTAAGTTTCAGATAAGTACATATCTTTTATCTCTCCTCTTTACTATTATTTTGACAACTTAATGTCTTTAGTTTTACTAATAGCGGCGGTATAAGCAGCCATAGCATCGCTCAAATCCACGTTGTGTGTATCTTCGCCTGCCGCTACATCATCTAAATCGTTAGATGTTTCAGATTTTTGTCCAAAGTAACTTTCTTTTATAGTAGCTACTTTTTCTTTAAATCCATCTACGTTTGCAAACTCAACTTCTTCAGCAAGTTTTTTGAACTTTTCTTTATCAGTTTCAGCAAGTGTTTTTGACGCCTCATCAATGATGTCTTGTCTTACTAATTCACCGTTACTTTTTGAAAGTTCAATATTCTTATTGATTTCCTCATTAAGTTTGTTTTCTAACGTTTCAATCTTTGTGGCTTGATCTTCTAGTACATCATACTTCTCATCCGGAACATCAATGTAATGATCTTCGAATAATTTTTTGAGACCAGATATAAAGTCTTCTGCGATCTCGCCCTTAATTCCACGTTCTATAGCGATTTGGTTTTCTTTCATCCACTCTTCTACAACATATGATAGATATGAGTCAACTTTTTCAACCATCTCAGCTTTAGCTGTTTCTGTTTCTTCTTTTAACTTCTCTTCGTAACCTGCTTTTAATTTATGTTTTGCTTCTTTAACTTTTGTGTTAACAGCAGCTTCAAAAATTGTTGCAGCTTTCGATTTAAAGTCTTCCGATAAATCTTCGTCTTTTACTAATGCTTCAACGTCAGCAGAAACATCAATTTTATCTTCTTCGATTGTTTCTTCTTTTACTTCTTCATCAGTAGTTTCAGCGATTTTCTCGGAACCTTCTTCATCAGCTTCGTCTTGCTCTTCTTTTAATTTAGGCATAGGGTCAGCTGCACCTGCATTTTTCTGTTGAGCATCGCCTGAAACTGGCTTAGATTTTTTTGTTGCGTCTGGATTAGAGTCCGTCGGTTTAGTAACTGCTGGACCTAAATCTTCCGCCTCATTACTAAGGTGAGTAGGTTCAGCCGCCACAGCGTTCTTCTTCGGAGCATCAGCTTGTGGATTAGCTGCGTTAGCTTCCATTACTGATTCGTTTTCCAGCGCCTCAATTTGCTTTTCTGTTTCGGCCATTTGAGAAATCTCCTCTTTGTTTATAAACGTTTATAAATTTCTTTTCTTATTAGATATTTATAAAATTAAAGTTTTTTAAGTAGCGATTCAAAGACTTTTAGTTTAGCTTTTTCTAAACTTCTTTGTTTCGCTTCACGCACTTGTCGTTTCCAGGCGTCTATATCCTTCTCAACAAGTACACCGTTATCCCAAACCCACTCTTTATTTTCCATAATACCTTGTACAAAGGCATCTGGAGCTGATGGATCTGCGACTATATCAGCTGCTGTCGCAAGGTAAAAGTCATCTTTTACGTAGTTTGCGCCATTACGCTGTATTAGGGAACCCATACCTCTACTTGAAACACCAAGTTGAGCACCTTCGTCAATAAGACCTTTTACAATCTTACCGTATGGAGTATCCATAATCTTTGCCTCACCAATAAAATTTGTTCCGTCTGGTGAAAGTTTAGTAATCATGTGTGATACACGCTCTAAATTCACAGTTGGTCCATCAGGATGTCCTAATTCGCCAAACGCTCTTTTTTTATTGATAAATTCTCTATTATATCTCATCACTTCGTTTTCCAAAATCTCTTTTGGATAAACTCTTCCATTTCGGTTCTTAACGTTAGATTGTAAGAACACACCTTTAATTTTATAATTTTTCTTGCCGTTAGTTTCTTCTACAAGATACTCGGCATTTGAAACTTCTTCGGATATTAATTTCATCTCTCTTTTTCCTTGTATTACTATTTATAAGGGTTTTTACCTAAACTCTATAATAATCGTGTAATTATCGCCATCTGCAAAGTTTTTTGTTGACAATAATACATCACCATTAGGTGTAGTTGCATTATTAGGTATTTCATTACCACTTGGTCTTAAATCCCAATAACCATTACCACTTAGTAACAATGCTGTTGCGTTAGTTTCTCCATCCCAATGTAACTCAACGGCAGATTTATTGTTATTCGTATTAATAGAATACCATACTTTACTAATCTTTCTATTACCATCTTCACTCATAAAAGTTAACTCTGAAGCGTCTACCTTTTTTACTAATGATTCACCTGAACCATCTGATAAGTTAGTCATTTTACAGACATACTTAACACCAGATGTATCAGCTATAGTTTGTACTGAAACTGTATCTGCCATTGTTTTCCTTAACTTCTTGGTGATCCTACAGCACTAGCTTTTGAAGTAGCGCATGTGATTTTATCACCAGGATTTTTTTCAATAATAACGGTATCTCCGTTTTCTAAATAAAATTGTCCAAGTGTATTGTCGTCTGCATCCAAAACTGTGCCTGTAACATCAGCAGTTGCTGTAACTCTTACGAATTGAGCTCTACTGATATTATTACCACTTGGATTATCAACAACACTACCCTTAACTATAAATGTTTGTGCCATTTTATTCTCCTAATTGTTCTTTTAATTCGTTGTCAAAGTAATCAATAATATCTTGTTTGTTTACTTCAAAATGTTTAGCAGCTTTTTCAACCGCCTCATCAAAAGTTTTTACTACATCACCGACAGGTGATGATAATTCTAAGACAGTTTCAACTGCCTCTTTCATCACAGGCGATAACGAAGTAAAAGAGTTTGAATTTATTGTTTTCTTTTCTTCAAAAAGATTACTTACTCTCTGGTTCGCCATCGGTTGGTGCCTGTGTTAAATCAATTTGTGCTTCACCATCATTACCAGTTGAAACAGAACCATCAGCATTGAAAGTTCCTGGTTCAGCAATCTCTGGTTTTGGGTCGCTATATGGTTGTGCTTCAGGTGTTGCACTTGCTCCATTAAATAAAGAAGCTGCCAACTCTTTTCTCTTATTATCTAAAGCGTCTCCAATTTTAGTTCTTAATGCATCCTTAAATGCTTCGCCAGCGTCAACATTGTTTCCGTCAGCTACTTGATCTATAAAGTTTTTTACTTGTTCACTCATTTACATACTCCTTATTTTTTTTCTTCCATTTGCATGTCTTGTTGTGGAACAGATATGACACCATCATCAATTTCTTTTTTGATTTGTTTATTCATATCTTCTATTTCTCTTTCGTTTTGTTTTAGAATATTCTTTCTAATGTATTCTACGGAGAAATATTTTCCGACATAATCTCTCATTGAATCAGCAAGTCTTAATCTTTCCATTAACAACTCAGTATCTTTTAACTCTGCAAAATGACCATCTTGTATGAAGTCATATTGTATTGTTTCTTTAATACTTTGCCAATCTTGCTCATTAATGATTTGTTTTAATACTAACTGAGTTCTTAAAATATCATTAAATAACTCAGTAAATTTCTTTCTAAGTCTTTGGACAAACTTAGTAAATTTAAGTTCATCTCTTGTTATTTCAGTTGAACGACCTAGGTTGAAACCTTGCGATCCTTCTAATCTACTTACAGGAACATTTAGCGATCTATATAACTTAGCTCTAAAGTATTCTATATCTGCTGTTTCTCCTAGATTTTGACCGCCAGGCAAAGTAGTAATATCAGTACCTCTTCCGCCTTCTCTACTCGGTAACCAAAAATCTTCCAACATTGACATATAGTTTCTGTCATCTCTGATTTCTCCTGTTGAGGCGTCATAAACAAGTTTATTTCTATATCTTGCCATAACATCTCGTAAGTATTGTTCAGCTTTTGCTTTGGGTAAATTACCTACATCAATCTTAAATATTCTTCTTTCAGGTGCTCTTGCAATTCTGTATATAACTGCCGAGTCTTCAATCATTCTTAATTGATTAGTAGGTTTAATTGCTTTATGTAAATACGATAAAACAATATTTTTATTTTGGTCAATTAATCCTGAAGGACAAAATGCTATTGTGTCCGGTGCAATCTTAATACCTGTACCTGATGTAGTACCTGAAACTCCTTTTTCATTAAACAAATAATATTCAACAAATTCATCAACAACTGTCAACATGTTAGGACCTGCACCCTCAGGTCTTTTCTTTCTAACTTCTCTTATCTTTTTGATCTTTCTAGGATCAATGTATTTTAATTCTGTAATACCGTTTTTGGGGTTGTTTCTGTCAATAATCTTTTGAAAGTAAAGTCTTCCGTCAACATACCATCTTCTAAAGATGTCATGTCCTTTTGTGTTAAAGTTCATTAACCTTAAACACTCTTTAAATTCATCTTCAACTCTTCGTCTAACTTCAGCACCATATGGTAGATTGCTGATGTTTACACGTACAGCGTCTTTTAGCTCGTTAGACACTACTGCTTCGTTGATGATGTCCTCAATTGCCATATCACACTCGGGGTGTAACGCAATTTCTCTATATCTTCTAATTAAATCCGCTTCACTTTTAGCAGTACCCTCCATATCAAGGTACTGACCAAAATAACCACCAGCGGCGACGGTTTGTGTACCGTCATCCGCTTGTGTTGTTGTAAAGCTTTGTTTTGGATCAGTCTGTTTCTTAGACCGTGTAATAGAAAATCCAAATAATTCAGCCATAACTAATTTCTCCTATTAATACTTATCCAACTATTAAGTAGTCGTTCTTGTTTCAAAGTATTGATATTCAAACGTAACGTCAAATGTTTCTATAGCATCCGTTGTGTCATAGTCTAACGCAATAGCACCAATCTCTGTTGGGAATAATCCTCTTAGAGTATATGGTTTAATTGTGTTACCGTTTCTGTCTAAATGATCCACAAAAGCGTCAACTTGATAGTCAGCTGGGTTAGTTAAACCCTCGTTGTCTGTCATATTGTTGATACCATTCTGCCATCTTTCGAAAGCATCCCTTAATTTAAAGTTTGTGTCATTGTAACAAGTAACGGACCAACTCGCAATAGTTCTATCACCTGCGATTTTAATTGGTCTACCTCTAAAGTTTACAGGTATTGTACCAATTGTCATTGCTGGGATAGAAGTTGCTTTTGCTAAGAAAGCCAGTTCTTCTATTTCTCCACCTAACTGTGCGTAACCAGGAAAAGGCATTGTAACCTTAAACTGATTGGCTCTTGCGCCACCGCCAGCTAGTTTAGATTTAAAATCATTAATGTTTGCCATTTTATTTCTCCTCTATTCTTAACCAGCGACTTCTTCGAAAGCCACACCAGTTCTAGTTGCAACGAATTTTAATGTGATAAAGTTAATACTTCTAGCAGGTTTTACAAAAATCTCCGCTAAAAATTCATTTCTATCAATTACTTCGCCTGTGTTGTTAGTTTCATCACACACTACTAAAAAGTCTGTGATACCTCTTCGACCTTGTACTTCTCTTAGGAAAGGTTCTACAATGTTTCTAAAGTTCGCTCTTGTAAATTCATCATTGAACTCAAAAAGTTGGAACTTAGAAGCAGTTGATACTGCCTTTTCTAAAGTGATGAACAGTCTTCTTACATTAATTCTGTCAAATGCTGACGGAGTTGAAAGACCTGTTTTGTCACCAAATAGTACTGTACCTTGACCAGGCATAGTTACTACAGGATTAACTCTTGCAGGATATAATTCATCTCTTTGTGCTTTTGAAGGATTGTAAGCAAGTTTAACTGCACCTCTGATAATACCTCTGTTCAATCCAGCAGGTGAGAACCAACTGTCTGCGATTAAATCAGTTCTAGCTGCTAAACCAGCGATATCACCGTTTAGTGGTACATATCTGTAAACGTCATTGTATCTGTCGTACATGTATTTGTAACCAGAGTCAAATACAACATATGAACTTGATCTGATTCCAGAAAAGAAAGATTTAACGTTAGATGTTTGAGTTGTTGAGTTTGCAACATTCACAACATCTGCTCTTTCAGGTGAACAGAATACGATAGCGTCTTTTCTATCTTCAGCAACTGTGATTAGGTTATCTATGTGAGTAGCGTCGCCTTTACCAGCTATGATTAAACCAACATCAACTGTTTCACTATCTGCAAATTTTTCGTAAGCAGTTTTTAGTTGAGCAGTTGAAGCAGCTGAACCATTTGCACCAGCAGACATACTCTCTAGTGTAGGTGTAGTAACATCTGTGAAAGTTAATCCAGCAGCCGCTGTACCCCAGTTTGTACCAGATGAATTGTGATCCATCCAATAAATGTAATTTGATTTATTGTAAATTACATCTGGATAGTAGTTTGAATCACCTTGTGGAGTTTTTGCGTCTGAAGCTTTTGATAACTTAGAAAAAGTTTCAATAACTTCACCTGGAGTACCTGAGATACCACCATCTTCGTCAATAACTACAACATGTAATTCATCATTTGATCCGCTTCTGTCTGAAACGTATGCTGAAGTTCCTGGAGCACCATCAACTTGATCGTAATATCTCCATCTTCTTCTTACGTTAGAACCATCGGCAACAGCAGTATGTAAACCACCTGTACCTGTTTCTTTTCTTACAAAAGTTATATCATTTGTTGATATAGCTGTAATTCTATATTCGTACCCGCCAGCTTCACCAAAGTTGATGAGATCGCCAACGTTAAAACCAGTTCCACTTGTAAATGTAATGGTTGTATCTCCAACAGCAGTTGAAGCGTCGTTTATAGTTGTTTTATCTACTTCTTCATAAGCAGTAGCACTTGGACATGTAGAAACTTGTAAATTGTTTCCCCATGCACCAGCAGTTCTAGCTGCGAAATTTCCAACAGCGCCTTGACCTGTTGAATAATTGTCTTGGTAATCTTCGGTATTCTCAATTAATATACCAGTTCCACCGGTACTTGCATTGAGTAAACCTGTTTGGGTTGCTCGTACAACTCTTAATGCGTTAGAGTATGATAGGAAGTTTGCAGCCGAAAAGAAAGACTCAAAGTTATTTGAATCTGGTTTTCCGAATGTGTCAACCAACTCTTGTTCACTAGAGATTGATATTATCTCGTCAATTGGACCTTTTCTGAACTCGCCAGCAAAAGCACCTATTGATGTTGATACGGCAGGAATGATTCTTGTTAAATCTCTTTCCTGTACGAGAACACCTGGTGATACTTGAAATGCCATAGGTTTTCTCCTCTATTTTTTAATTAGCTAATTATCTACCTCAAATATTCGTAAGTTTTCTTACGCCCATATTTAAATTTGTTTACATTGATATTTATAATAATTTAAAACCTAGTAACATTTATTCACATAAATTGATATTCCTAGGTGATTCGGTACGTCTAAATATAACGATTAATCAGAACATTATTGACGATACTGATATGCAAGAACAAGGAGAGCATATGCAAAAACTATTATTAATCGCAGCTTTAGTGCTGTTTTCATTTAAAGCACAGTCTGAAATCTCAGGCTCAGTAGGAGTTGACTTCAAAAAAAATACAACAACTGATAATATCTACGCAACAAAAGACGTTGATATAGATATTTCAAGTGATGTAGGATTCGCTTCTGTAGCTTTAATAACAAATACAAATGACCAAGTTATCTTAGACGAATACGCATTAGGTGTAAAGTCTGAAATGGGTTCATTATCATACGGAGACCAAGGTGATATATTCATTGGTGGTGGATTAGAAGTTGTTGGTGCTGATACACTAGCAAATCCAAGCGATGATGGCGAATCTATTATGGCAACTTGGAAGAACACATCTGCTAGATTTAAATTTACAGATAGTTCGTCAGACGTAACTGATTTTGCTACACTACAACTTAAGCATTCTATTGATGTAGGTGTTATGAATTGGTCAGGTTCAGTAGATCACACTATTGAAACAGATAACAACATTTTTGCTTTACAAGGTCAATTACCTGTAGGCACTTTTGATGTTACTGGTGTTGCCACACATGACGATACATTAACTAACGAAATCGCATACGAAACTATCGTTGCTAAAAATGGATTTTCTGTTTTTGTAAACGGTGATGAAAGCGATTGGTCAAAAAATACAGGTGCCGGTTATAAGGCAACTTGGAAATCACTAGACTGGTATATCGAAGCCGGTTACAACCTTGATTCAGAGGACGTAACTCCAGCAGCTGGTATGTCTGTTAAGTTTTAATTAAATGTGGGGGCGTTAAGCCCCCATAATCTGGTGCCGGCGAGAAGATTCGAACTCCCGACATGCTGATTACAAATCAGCTGCTCTACCAACTGAGCTACACCGGCTAATATCCTTTTCTTACTACAGGATGCCAAACAGTACCATATTCATCAACTATTTCTTTTTCTTCATCAGGTGTACCGTCATCAACAAAACCAAAAGGTGCCATATCTTGTTCTATTAGATTTTGTTGTTCTTCGTATAATTGACTTCTTATATTACTATTAGATAACTCTTTAAAATACTGCTGGTTCGTTAACCATGCAAATATGACTAAACACATCATAAGATCATCATTACACCCGTCCTCGGCGCTCCAAGAGTTTCCACGCCTACTAAATGTTGACATTTCTTCTATGATCTGAAAGTCATTTATAATGGTTTTATCTGCTTCTACTAGTGTCTTAATACCAGCACATCCAATCTTCTTAATCTGTTTAGTCATACGTACACCTAATGATGTACCTCTACCACTAAACATTGCACCTAATATTTGACCAGCTCTACCTCTTTGTGTTGTCATTAAGATATTATCGTATTCTAACTCCATATGTAACGTATCGGCAATTTGTTGACCCAAATCGTTTACTTCACAAAGTATATGTGCATGATTATAACCTTTACAAACTTGTTCTATAATACTAGGAAAGACATGAGGTTTAATTTCATTATTTTTATATGTACATACAACTTCATACGGTATCTTTGTACAATCAAATATAATAAATGCTGAATAATCTTTTTCTGTTCCTCTGGCAACGTCAACTGTACAAACGTATAATTTATTTTTATCAGGTTTTTTAAACATCTTTAAACCATTTTTACTTTCAATGGCATTCATGTATGGTGTAACTTTAATTTTTGCAGGAGAAATTAATGTATCAACCGAACCTAAGAACTCACATTCAAACTCTTGTTGGAATTGTTCAGCACTTGTATTTCGTATTGTAGTTTCTTTCCATTCTTCATCTCTACCAGGTACTTCACTCCAATGTACTTCAATCGGCACATAATCATTTTGTTTATTGATTGCGTCTGTCCATAATTTGTAATACATATTCATTCCATGTGGTGTAGATACAATAATCATTTTTGTATTTTTACCAGATGAGATTGTAGGATAAACGGAACTAAAAAATGATTCGGCAATATTGGCAGGTACGAAAGCAAACTCATCAAGGAAAATTATATTATAAGAACCACCTCGAATAGCAGATGATGATGTTGCAGCTGCCACAATGGTAGATTTATTTTCTAATTCAATATTACCTTTATTCCAGTTTATAATACCTTGTTGTAACCATTTTGGTAAGTTTTCATATGCAAGTTGTAATCGACCTAAAATATCTCTAGCAGTTGAACTTTTGTTTGCAAGTAAGGCAATGTTTGAGTTTGGATTAAATAATGCATAATGCAATAAATATGAAATAGTAGTAGTAGATTTACCTGATTGTCTTGGAAGTTTACAAATTGTAAATCTATTTTTATGAATAGTTTTAACTATCTTTTTTTGAAAACCATACATTTTAAAAGGCACCAGTCCTTCGTCAAGCGATACAACTTGAACATAGTTTTCCATAAAATAAATAGGATCTTTTTCACACTTTTTATATTCAAGTATTTGTTCTTGTGTGAACTCAACAGGTGTGTTAACCTTTTTTAAATTTGGATTGCCTAAGTATGCGTCTTGGTTACTCACCACTTCTCCCTCTACCATAATTGTTCATATAAAAATCTACTAATTTAGGTTCGATATAACCTACCCAACCTGTTACTATATATTTTTCTTTTAACACTAAAGCGCCCTTATGTGTATGTGTCCAAGCTGCAGGCCATATCAATGTTAATCCTTTTTCAGCAGGTGTTGTTAATTTTTGATAAGCAAATTCTGTGCCACCAGCAGGTACATCATTTAAATAAGTCATAAAAACAAATTCTCTATTTACTGATACGGCATTTGTTCTTTCTGAATGCCATTTTTTAAAACCACCACCCGGTGGATAATATTGTATATTATAATTTTCTATAATACCAAACTCTTCTAAACCTTGTGTTGGTTCATATTTTTCGTTATATAATTTAAATATGTTATTTAAATGTTCTTTGTATTTGTTAAATGGGTACCAATTTTCTTTTGCAAGAATACCAATATCAAAGCTGTCTTTTATCTTTGTGTCTGATTGACCTACGCCTTCATCCTCTGCTTTTTCTAATACAGCACCTTTAGACCACATATGTTTATTTTTTTTAAAAGTATCTAATATATCATCACAAATATCCTCTGGCATATACCATGCACCCATAAATGTACTTTCATCTAATTCATATTCTTTATACATCATTCACTATTACTCCTTCAATATGTGTAAAACCTTTTTTCAATGCAGCTGTAATTCTACGACTACCTCTTAACACAACAAACTCTTTTTCTATATATGGTGCACCATTAGCACCTAATCTAGGACTATTACTTATAATTCTTCTTTCAACCTCTACAGGATCATTCATCTCTTCGCCATCCATGATCTCTTTTAATGCTAGACCATGTTGTACAAAAGTTAAAGCTTTAATTGGAAATATTGTCTTTTGGGGGTGTAATGTCTTTGCTTTTAGTACTTTCATCATTTCCTTTCAACATTTTTTGTAGTTCAGCTGTTGATCCTACAAAAAGAGCATTCTTAATATTCGCATTAGCACTTTTAGGTACTTCTTTTAGGTCTTTTAGTTTCTTTTGCAAATCTTGTAGTTTATCTACTGTACTTGCAACTTGACCAATTAATTGACCTGCAACTTCATATGCTCTTGGATGTTGTCCTTCTTTTGCAATATCCAATATGCCTTCTATTGCTTCTTGTCCTTTTTCGATTAAGTTATAATAGTTTTCTCTACTATGTTCATAATCATTATCAACGTCTGTTTTCTTTTTATCTTCTTTTCGAGGAACAGGCGCTTGAAATTCTTTATTTGATACAGGTTCTTTAGGTTGATCTAAACCTAAAATCTCATTGACTCTTTCTTCTAATTTTGACATTATTAACTATCCTCATCTTTGCTCACGTCATACTTTTTACCATCAGCAAAAAAACTAATGGTAGTTGTAAATCCAAAATCATCATCTGCATCCGCTGAAGTTGGATTTGGTGTTATTATTATTCTTTCTTCTCTTGCTTTATTTACTGTATCAGTATCACTATATAAATCTGATTGAGTTTGTTTGATAACTTTTTGTGTTTTAGCAGGACCAAATAAGTATGTTTTAGCTGTAAAACTTAAAGTATAGATAACAGCTCGTCTTGTTGTAAAATCACCTGAATAACTATCATCATAAGAAATATTATTTAATACAATAGGCACATCTCTTTTAATATTTAATTCTGGTATTACATTTACTGTAACTGTATAATCAGGTTGAAAGAATGGTAAAATTTGTTCTACAATTTGTAGACCTGCTTCAGCAGTTGCTGTAAATACATATAAAGAATACGTTAAGTTATAAGGTACTGGTGTATAATTATAATTTAATATTTTACCATCTGTACCAGTTTTAATATGTTTAAATTTTTGCACTCTTGTTAATTTTCTACTTGAGTCATAATTAATACCTGTGATTTCAAAACCCATACGAGGTAAAGTTACAGCAAATTCTCTTTCATCTAAACTAGGTTGTTGATCTAATCTGACTAAAAACTTTTCTTTTGGTGCATACGCTAAAGGTACTTTGATAGATTGAGTAATATTACCATTACTATCTTTTCTCTTAACTACTATATTATTAAAAAGTTGACCAAAAGCAACGGTCATCTTTCTCATACTTTCGTTATAAAAATATTGTCCAAACATTAATCAACCTCTCCAAATGGGTTTCTTTCAGTAAAGTCTAGTATGTCATCTGCTGTAGAAGCTGTGTCAAAACCTGCCTCACTATCTAAATCTAAATTATCTGCATATGTACTTTGTGTTTGTAAAGCATATGTTTCTAATAACATATATTGTATATCACCACTTGCACTATCATTTTCAAGTACAATTGATCCTGTTTCATTTTCAAGTGAAACTTGATGTGCTAATTGATCTACTGAATATTGATCTTCAGCACTATCAATAGCATTAACACCTGTGTCAAGTTGTTCATTTGAGTATTCCCAACGAGTACATCTTAATTGATAAACTGGTAAATTTCCTAATTGAAAGAATGGTTCCTGATCTTCAACAAATTGAATTTCAAAAAATGAGTTCATCAAAGGAGAATAGATAATATCTCCTTCGTTTGGTCTACCCTCTGCAATCATTGTGTGCTTACTATCAACAGCGTCTTGCCATCTTCTTTTAGCAAGTGTAAAGTTAGTATCTTCTCTGATTTCCAAACCAAACTTATTAATTAATTCTTGTTGACCTGCAAAACCCTCAGTAGTTGTCATATACATTTCTACTAAGTATGAGTCATCAAATTTAGATGATACGTCTTCACCTAAAATTAAATCTCTGTTAACTAATGTTCTTGGAAGATAATAGTAATCGTGGCCATAAATTTTAAGGCCTTCTATGATTAAATCTTGTAATAGAGTTTGTTCATTTGCGTTCCCAATGCCCTTACCGTTTTGAAAATAGTGATTAACGGCCATGACATTATCCTATCATCATTGCTGGGTTTAACTCAAATGTTGATCTGATTTCTGTTTCTAACTTTTCAATGTCTGATAAAGCTTCTGAATATATTTGCTGTCCGTTTAACGAAACACCACCGATCATTTGTAATCCACCAAATTTAGATAAGTTAGCACCCCATTGTTTTTTAAATAAGGCAGTTACATATCTTTTTAAATATATGTCATTATAAACATCAGTAAATGTTTCAGGATCTAATTTTCTATAACACTCAATAACAAGATATTCACCAACTGATAAATCGTTAGTCCAATCCATATCAATATGTAATCTGTTATCGTGTTGATTAAATCTTAATGGTTTCTCACCTACTAATACGTGATCTAAAAAATCTAAATGTCTTAATACAACATCATAGTTTATAATTGATGTTGAAGAAAAATCGTAAAGATCATTTAATCTTAACTGATATCTTACGTCAAATAAGTTTAAATTACCTTTGTTTGAAAAAGGAAAAATATTAATTACAGATACAACACTTTCAGGTACAACTAGATAATTGTTACCCTCCGACCATGCTGTAGTTATAGAATTTTTAGTAACAGATTCGGATGTATTTCCTGTAATTCTGTCTTTGTCAGCTTGTGTGTATTGATATTTTAGGTATGTTCTTTTGATACCATCATAGTGATATTGAGCATAATATTGTAATGCTTCATCAAGTCTATCTTCTAGTTGTCCATCATCTACGTTAATTTCAATGACAGGTTTACCTAGTTGCCTTAATGCGTATTGTTTTAACTCTTCTCTACTTGCTGGATTTGCCATACTCTATATTATTTCCCTTCACCACTATTTATAATGGTTTAAAATATTAACCTAGAGCGATAGACTGTGCAATAGCAAATGATTTAGCAGCTTTATTATCTAATTGTGTTTGAATAGCTGATGTTACACCATCTACAAAGTTTAATTCAGTCGCTGTCGCTGTTACTGCCACGTTTTCATTAATTTTTGGACTAGTTAACTGTTTATTTGTTAGTGTTTGTGAAGATGTAAGTAAAACTATTGAAGAAGTATCTGATAAATCAGTTGAAGCGATAGTTATGTTTGCTGAACCATCAAATGATTGACCAGCAATTGTTCTAGCAGTTGCTAATGTTGTTGCCGTATCGGCATTACCTGTTACATCTCCAGTAATGTCACCAGTAAATGTACCGGCAATAGCGCCTGTACCTGTAATAGTAGGTGACGTTAATGTTTTATTAGTTAAAGTTTGTGTAGAAGTTAATAATACAACATCACTTGTGTTTGATAAATCAGTTGAAGCAATGGTTATGTTTCCAGTACCATCAAATGATTGACCAGCGATAGTTCTAGCAGTTTCAAGTGCTGTAGCCGTAGCTGCATTTCCTGAAGTATCCTGATTACCTGATGTATTAACACCTGGTAGATTGATGTTTGCACTACCGTTAAATGAAACTCCACCAATTGTTCTTGCTGTTGCTAATGTTGTGGCTGTGTCAGCATTACCTGTTACGTCACCTGTTACATTACCAGTTAAGTTACCTTCAATGTTTGCAACTAATGTACCTGTAGTAATTGATATATTACCTGTACTGTCTGCTGTTGCTGTTGTAGTACCTACTGTAAATTTATCTGCACTTTCGTCCCAAGCAATAATAGCATTATCGCCAGTTGATCCTCTTTCAATTAAAATACCTGTGTCATTAGCGTTTGAAGCTGCACCTGAGTTTAATTCTAATAGGTTATCTGAAATTGTTGTGTTTGTTGATGAAACTGTTGTTGTGGTACCGTTAACTGTAAGATTACCACTTAGTGTTAAGTTTGCAAAAGTAACGTTATCGCTTGTTGCTAAACTTTGGTTTGTATCAGATAAGTCTGTAGCTGCAATTGTAATATTAGCAGAACCATCAAAACTTTGACCAGCTATTGTTCTTGCTGTTGCTAAAGTAGTTGCTGTGTCAGCATTACCTGTAACATCACCAGTTACGTTACCTGTGAATGTACCAGCGATAGCACCTGTACCTGTGATTGTAGGTGAGGTTAATGTTTTGTTAGTTAATGTTTCAGTACCAGCCAATGTAGTAAATGAGCCATCTGATAAAGCACTATTAAATTGTGCTGTTGTACCTGTTAAAGTATTACCTGATAAATTAATTGATTTGTTTGTTAATGTATCAGTACTATCAGCAAGTATATAAGATTGTAAATCAGATATGTCTGCCTCAACAACTGTGATTGTGTTACTTGCAGTATTAATAGTTTTATTAGTTAACGTATCTGTTGTAGCTCTACCTACTAAAGTATCTGTAGAAGTTGGTAAAGTTAAAGTACCAGTATTTGAAATTTGAGAGATTACTGGAGATGTTAACGTTTTATTAGTTAATGTGTCTGTTGAAGATTCTGTTACAATAGAACCATCAATTGCAATAGTAAGTGTATCACCTGAAATAGTTGATGTAA